CAGAGTGTTGATGTCTTCCTCTGACAGTTTAAGACCTAATTGAGCACACTTGTCTATAATATAACCGAGCACATATTGCTTCTTCTTCTCCCATTCTTCCGGAGTAAAGAGCTGATCTGCACATCTGACCGCAAATCTCACCCAGAACACGATAGTTTCCATGTCCTTGGCAGAGATATTAGCCTTAATCCACGGAATAACATAGGCTGATACCAATGCTCCTGCGATAGATATGATTGATAATGCAATAGTCATGAATAGTTTTGTGTCCATATTTTCCTCCTGTTATGACTCCATATTCTGATGAATCTTGTATTCCTTGTGCAACTTAAATACCTTAATCACTCCGCAAGTCAGGCACTCTCCACCGAATGTACTGAAGATGCAAGTGGTCAAAGTATCATTCTGCACACCGAAACACGATAAAATAAGCGATACTACCGTGTATATAAGTAGTACCGCTATACTGAATGCCACATAAGTTGATAATGGCATATCCTGCAGTTTTTTAATGCTTTTCATCATCCTGATAATCTCCTGCCCTGTCTATCGCTACACATATTCCTATCAGAATCGTGCTTACTGTGCCTATTAAAAGTAATGTGATTATCTCTAACATTTTTCTAACCCATTGCGAAATAGTATTCTGTAGCACCTGCCGTACCACTCTTGTTAAATGTAAAGCCTGTGCTTGATATTGCACTAATACGATTATTTGAAGTATTACCGCTTATGGTGTATTCTGTGGGATATGTGTTTGTTGCCGCATATACCGCCTTGGTCGAACTATAACTATAATCAAAAACATTGATTGTTCTTCCTTCTGACATAACCATAATATACTTCGGTTGAAAGCCAAGATTGATGGTCTGACTTCCTGTGGTTATGGTGGTGAATGTTCCTGCCTTACACTTCCCTAACCCACTACTACTATACAAATACCCACTCGCACTAGCCTTGATAATCGCACCGCTTGAAATATATGGGGCGGCACTGTCAGAGGGAGTTTTATTCGCAACACTTGCGACCGCTTTTCCGCCTCCACTCATTTTGTATATACTTCCGCCTGACAAGCTAACAGGCGTGTCATTCGACGGAGTAATAGTGTCATAACTTTGAATTGCATAACTAGAATGGTCAACCGTATATGTTCCGTACTGTTGCATGCTTACAGGGGTTGAATTAGACGGAGATATAACTGTAATATCCTCAACTATTCTTCCACTTCCGTTTAATTTAATGATACTTCCGCTCGGTAATGTTTGGGGAGAATCTGATGGAGTAATATTTCCATAACTCTCGATTGCATAACCATTACCGCCTAACTTAACAATATCTCCGCTAGTCAAAGTAACGGGCGAACTATTACTCGGAGTAACGCTATCATAACTTTGTATCGCATATCCATTAGCGGTCGGAGTAACCGCACTATTCGCTGTCAGAGTCGCAGGATTACTATTGCTCGGAGTGATGCTTGTCGGTGTTACTCCACCCTTTTTTCTCGATAGATAAATAGCCATTATGACACCTCCGTAACAAGAAGATATATGGTCTCGGTACTACTCTGTGAGTCGAATGTCACCGTGTAAGACGAACCACTATTTGTGATACTGTTGTATTCAAGTCCGGGCTTGCTCGTTCCAACCTCAATGATTGAGTTTGCCGTTGTGGTCACATTCGAAAAAGTAACCGATGTACTTCCAGCGCTCAATGTCTGTGAGTAGACCGTGATTGGAACATCACCGTCCTGTCCATCCATAACATTAAAACTCTGTCCACCAGGATGATCTGCATCCGTAATCGTGACCGTATGTCCATCCGTGATAGCCGTGATAGTTACCTCTGGCGATACTCCATCAGCACCGTCTGAACCATCTGCTCCGGCAGCACCAGTATCTCCTTTAGGAATACCAAAATTTAAAATGGGATCCGTACCTGTTCCAGAATTAGTCACGGTCGCACTTGATCCAGCCGGAAGCGTAGATGTGGTTCCGACCGAAACTGTAATCGAAGCGTCAACACCGCTATCTACATATCCCGGAGGATCTATAGATGTATTAAATACATACCAATTTCCATTAGCACCAATATAAGGTGGATTTTCTGAAAGTGCTTCAATAGCTGTATATTTGGCTAAAATCTCCGGAACCGTCTCCAGGACATCAGCACCGAGCTCGATCACACGATCATCAATATTGTCAATCGCCTGCGACATTGCATTAAGATTAGTCTCATTCAAAGCCGGAGTATTATTGTTTCGAAATGTGATAAGGTTATATAACTTGTCCATATTATTCTCCCTTAAAAAATATCCAATTCGCCATTGACGAATGTGTCCTGCAGATTCTGGATCCCGTCCAGGGTACGAGTAAGAACATAGCTCGTATGCGTGTTGCCTTGCTTATCCGTGATCTCAATGGCATCTCCGGTCTCAATGTAAGGAAGTCCTGCACACCACAGTTCAAAAGGAAACCATTTGACATCCTTCATCTTCAGGACCATGGCATCTGCATAGGCTCCGACATCTGCTGCGGTCCATACCAGATTGCGGAAGAGCCAATTGTCGGACATATTGTAATTGGTAGTGCCATAGGTGTTCACTGTCCTCTGCAATGTCTTTTCAACTTCTTCTCCGTTCTCAATAGCCTTATATGTAATAATCAGGTATCGGAATGATTGCTCTCCTACTGTATCTGTCCACAGCTTCTGATAGGTGCTAGGAAATGGATGTAAACTCGGACCACTCGGATATAAGGCATTGTCAGGATACAAGGTATCAGCAGGATATAGACCACCACTGTTAAGCTCGACTCCTGCAAACATATCTGTCTCTCGGTCAACTTGTCCATATTGGCACACAGTTTCAAATACAGCCGATTGAAGCTCTCGGAGCGTAACATCTGGAAAAGTATTGGTATCTACTCTCATTCGCTCAATATCGCTAACATCAGTCAATTTGTAGAAATTAACTTTTGTTCCTATATCGCTTGCATCAACAATCATGTCACCATTAGGATACCTTGGTGAGCTATATGTTCCTGTGTATAAAGTAGACCAATCACCTGATTCATAATAATCATATTCATGAGTATTTCCTGACAAATACATTGAAGGTCGATATGCACTAGTAGGTGAGGGAGTTCCAAGCATTAACACTAAATAAGGATAATAAAATGTTAATGTTTTTATATTTGTATATGAGTCCTTAAAAAAATCGGCAAATGAATAATTCGACTCTATTCCACGAACTATTCCATAGCTTCTTGATGAATCATCCATGTATGTTACATTTATATAGAAATTGTATGCTTCATCAAAGATGCTCTCTAACTGTGCTGTTGTTTTATTAGTGTATAATGATTGGAACTTATTTTTTATCTCATTTTGCAAATGGGAAGCCAATTCATCCATATCAATATCACAAGATACCTTTATAATATCTCTTATTGAAATGTTCAACTCATGTGTTAGTTTGAGTCTTTTATGATACACTCTAAAATAGAATGATGAAGTGCCCGCAGTTCTTACATAAGCACTAGGAGAGAACACAAACTGATCTCCAAACAAATTTGTAAATCCGAATGTTGATGTTGTGTCTATAATTGACTCATCAATATTGGGTGTCACTTCTTCCTTGTTATCTTGATCTATCTTATAGTCAGCCAATAATCCATTTAACACATCAAATAAATAATATGAATGGTCTCCATATTGCTGTATCAATAATTGATTTGCTTTTGCATCCAGATATTTGCTCTTCAGCTTGTTATAGGCAGTAACCTTAAAAATACCTGTATCCCACTGCATTGGACATTGGTCTACAGAGTACCAACCCATCGGAATATCGTACCACTTGACCACATCATCCGTGTCTACATACTCTGCGGAGAGATATACCTGAACATCTTTGCCATTTATATTCGGATGGTTAAAGTATTGAAACTCAAGCACACTACCTTCACAGAGACCGAACTTGAGATTCTTACCTGTTACCATTCTCTCATCAATTTTGACCGATTCTGATACCAACTCATCATTCTCAATGGTATAGGAATAAGTCCTCTCTCCAGTATCAGGATCTACATCATTGACCTTCATCTTGTAATTCTTCCGCATGGTGCCCTCTCTCAAGGCATCCTGCACAACAATAGGTATATTAAGCATATTACCGCTCCTCAATGCTTATCTTCGCTCTGTCAACATATCTGCCATCATCTGTTACTGCGTGTTGAGTGCTCTCCACAGTGTAATAACAGTTCAAGGCTTGGAATGTGCCCTCATTCTTCACATATAAACCAATAGTAAGGACATTGTTTGTGGTACCACCTTTTAAGATGTTAAGGAATGACACCAAAGCCGTTCTCGGAGTAGAGCCAAAGGTTATTATCTCAAATGATCCTTTGACCTTGCTCCGAATATATACTCTGTGTTCTACCGAGTTCCCATCTTCCCATGCTGTGTAGATCGGCTCCGAATTGACCTCATAAGTGTCCTTGATAATGTAATTAGTGATGTCAGTGTTATTCACTGTGGCTAATGTTTCATTTATATCGTACATATTAAACTCCTAATAATGCCGATTGACCTGTTATCTGCTGATTCTTCTGGCTCTCATATACCATTGCTCTGAACAGCCTATCAAGACCGCCCTGAAGCACTACAGATACATTCACATCATTATTGGTGCTCATAACATCCGGAGATGTATTGCTTGCCATCATCCTTGCCGACTTATCCAGAGACATGATATAAGGCTTAAGGTCAAAGCTCTGATTTACTGCATCTGTGATAACTCCCTTATTATCTGTGATACCCTGTGCAAACTGATTCATCATATCAGGTGCCCATTTAGGGAAGTCTTTAAGCGGTCCTTCATCCGGATGTGTGAAGTGGATTCTCTCCTTGATAGCATCTCCGACTCCGTTCATGGCATCCTTAACACCCTGAATCTTCTCCTTGATACCTTTTATCAAGTTCTCAATCATCTCTCTGCCCCACTTGAGCATTGAATCCTTAATTCCTGTGAATATATTGCTCAAAGAATCCTTGAAATTCGTGAATATCTGCTTCACACCATTAAGAGCTGTTGTGGCTGCGGTCTTAAGGAACTCAAGAGCCGACTTCCAATCTCCCTTAAGGAGTGCAGACCATGCCTTGGCAAGATTCTGGAGCACATTAAAGAAGGTTGTGAAGATGGTCTTGATCGTATTAAGCGTAAATGCAACAGCATTCTTTATCACTGTCCATACTGTAGTGAATATGAGCTTGATTGCACTCAATGCTGCATCAATAAATGCCCTGTTTTCTTCAATTTTGCTCTTTATATGGTCAACCAACATGGTCACAATGGTCGACACAATTTCCCATATTGCACTGACCGCACCTGTTATAGCTTCAACTAAAGGTGTGATCCAAGTAACAAATTGGTCAAACCATCCTTTGCAAGTTTCAAAGAAGGATGATACTGCGGTCTTGATGTTCTCCCAGATCTCCTGCACCTTGGTCCGGAACTCTTCATTCGTATTGTAGAAGTATAGGAATGCTGCAACCAATGCAGTAATGACTCCGATAACAATAAGGACAGGTGCACTGATTGATGCAATAAGAGGCAAGAGTTTTCCTATTCCTGTCATCAGTGTTCCTACAGCCTTGGTAATAATACCTACAGAAGAGATGACCTTGCCTATAATAATCAATGCAGGTCCTATAGCTGCTACAATGGCTGCAATCTGAACAATCCTCTTTTTATCTTCCTCATCCATTGCTTGGAATTTGTCTGTAAGTTCCTGAAGCTTATCAATCACAGGCTGAAGATACTCTGCAACAATCTTACCGAAGGAATACATCAGAACATCTAAAGAAGATTTGAGTCTCTCAACGCTTCCTGCCTGACCTTCCATCATGGCTCCTGCCATATCCATTGCAGTGCCTTCTTTATCTATTGCATCTGCTAACTCCTGAACATCAGAAGGAGCCGTGTTGATAAGAGCCAACCACTTCGACATCTGATTCTTACCGAATATTGCAGAAGCGGCTGCTATCTGTTCGGACTCGGATAATTGAGAGAAGGCATCATGCAACTCGCTCTGGATAGTGATAGTATCCTTCATTGAGCCATCTGCATTAGTAACCTCAATTCCGAGAGCCTCCATTGCCACAGCACCTTCTTTGGCAGGTTTAACAAGTCTTGCTATACCTGTCTTAAGAGAATTGGCTGCCTCTCCTGCTTCAATTCCTGCATTAGCCATAACACCAATGTATAACGAAGCATCCTTGACATTATATCCGGCTGTTTTGAATATAGGAGCTGCAATGCTCATTGCTTCAGACAGACTATTGATGTCCAACGCAGAATTGTTACAAGCATTTGCAAATGTATCTGCATAATCGGCTGCATTGGAGAATGAATCACCAAATCCATTGATTGTCGCAACAAGTCCTGCGGATACTGTGTCGAGATCTCCACCTTCTCCTGCTGCCAAAGCCATTGCAGGTGCTAAAGTGTCTGCTGCTTCTGATGCACTGAGTCCTGCTCTGGCAAAGTTAAGTGTGGCTGTTGCAGCCTCATCCATACCATAGACAGAGTTCCTTGCTGCATCCTGCATAGCATTATCAAGCATTTCGGCTTCTTCTGCTGTATTTGCCATGGTCTCATTAGTGAGGACCATAGTCTTATCAACTGCATAGAATGACTTTGCTGCCTTGGCTCCTGCTGCAACAATAGGAAGTGTGACCTTGGTGGTCATTTCCTTACCGAAGCCAGCAATCTTGTCTCCAACCTCTTTGATCTTCTCACCGACTTCCTTGACCTTCTCTCCTGCTACTTGCATTTGAGTACCAAGGACAGAAGCACTCTGTCTGGCTTCCTGTTCTAATTGACGGAGAGCCTCGGTATCAAGGTCAATCTGTGTCTTGAGCTGTCGCATCTTCTCGACATTCTCAGGAGTCTTATCAGCATTGGATAACTGCTCATAGGCTTCCTTCTCTGCATTTATTCTCTCTTTTGTCTCGGAAATAGCCTTTGACAGCTCGACTTGCTTATCTTTTAGAAGTGCAGTACTGCTAGGATTGAACTTTAATGCCTTCTCAATGTCTCTGAGATTGGTCTTTGTCTTGTTAAGAGCATTATCAACATTTGCGAGTGCTTTGGTGAGTTTAGTAGTATCTCCACCAATCTCAATGGTTATGCCCTTTATTCGACCTGCTGCCATAACAATACCTCTTAGAATTTATCAAAATCAGCTTGTGATGCTTTTTGCTGATACTTATAGTCATCGTTAGAATGTTCAACAAATAGATCTTGAACAAATCCATAGTCAAGATGATCCAGATCGGACAGTTTAAGTCCGACCTGAATACACCTTAATGTATAGAGAGCAGTGTTCAGCTTCCGCTCACTGCGTCTCTGGCTTTTTTTTTGACCTCACTTGAGACCTGTGCATTGCTCATATACAAATCAACAATGCTCTCGGCTGCATTTGTAAGGTCAAATGGCTCAAACTGTTCAAGCCATGTTACATAGGCATTCATATTAAGCTTATCCATATCGGCTTTGCTTCCTGCCTGTGCCATAACAAAAGCGAGTTCCGAGATGGTGTCGATTGCTACAGAGTAGTTATTCTCAACCTGTTGAAACTCGCTTATCAGATCTTTACCGAATATCATTCGATACCGGATAGGTGTCGCACCATTTGCACTCATAGGCAAAGTGTGTTCACCAATTTTAATCTCTCTATACATATGCCCTCCTGTGCTTAAGCACTAAGTGTGGTTGCCTGATATACAGACTCAAACCATGAAGAGTAAGGACTGTCGTTCTCAAGACATCTAGCCTTAACTACATCCTTGTTCAATGCACTGTTATGCACTGATACGGCTGTGATCGTAAGAGTCTCTGTCTGAGGCTCGGTCTCTTCCTCTGTGGTTGCACCAGATACAGAAGGTCTTGTAGCTGTGCAATTATAAAGGACATGACGAGTATTCTTGTCATCTCCCTCAAACTGAAACAGGAGAGCGAAGCTCTTTGTCTTTGCTCCGGCATCCTCAACCAGAACACCTGCTGTGTCGGTAAGCTCACCGAGTATATCCTTGCGGAAGTCATCCGGAATAAGAGCTGACTCAAAATCTCCTGAGTAGCCATTGTTGCTCTGACCTACCCAATAATCAATATTGTCTGCTCTGAACTTGGTTGTGCCACCCTCTGCATCAAGAGAGAGATTCACAGCACCCTTCCAAGGCTTGGGAGTGCCGTATGTTGCTACATTGCTTGAGTCGAGTGTAGCAACAGCATAGTAAACATTACAAAGTCCATACTTAACCTTGTTAGCCATTGATAATTACCTCCATTTCGTAAGCTATCTGCCACATCTTCTCTGTGTCGATGTAGCTATCTTCTCTGATATAAGTGAGTCCGTGAGAAGCCAAGGCAGATTCTACCAATGCTTCCTTGTCGAAATCCTTATTCTTTGTGTATAACTCTATGCTAAGCCTCTCAACACGCTGATAATTCGTATTGTCAGCCATAACATCATTAGTACCAAGATAAAAATAGGTGATAAACGGCAATTTTTGATTAGTGCCCTCTGGAAACTGATAGTATGCATAAGGTAAACCTATATCTTTTACCATTTTTGCAACTTCCTTGTGTGTCATAGTCATAACTTGCTCCTGACCTCTCTCTCAAATTCTTTTATCAACCTATCTTCAACAGTGCTTATGTGCTCTCTTCCTGCCACTCGACCACCACCTACTTTTGCATGACCATTCTCCAAAAGGTGTGGAAGTCCTGCTTGTGTATTGTAGATCGTGCCCTGTGTGCTTAGTCTGCCTGTCTCAACTGTGGATGTCCAAGTCGCAGCATATTTCTTCTTCCTTGACTTGGTTGTTCCGAATTTAGCCTTTGATTCAGACTTAAGAGCCTTAACACCTTCCTTGGTGACTCTTTTTGTTATTTCATCAAGGTTGCGTGATACATCATTGTCATATTCCTTCAGGATGCTCTTGATAGCATCTCCCAAAGTATCAACAGTAACTTTTTTAGCCATATCAAACACCTATGCAGAAGGTGTCAATGTGACATCATTGGTACCACCCTTCCGCTCGACATAGAGTTCTATTTTGTCATCTCTTCTGAGATATGTCCGGTACACCGAGAATGTCTCATTCTTGTACTCAACTATAGGCTCATTGTCATAGTCGGCATAGAACATTACGAACTTATATGCCGGATTGAGTCCATTCCTGCCACCCTCAAAGAACTCGCTCTGAGTGATGCTGTCAACTTGGCAATACACCTGTGACTTGGATACTGTCTCAACCCACTGTCCAAAATCATCCTGCACCTTATTCACTTTGCATAAGTTGATTACATCTGATCTGTCCATGTAGTGTACCCTGTTGCCATTGAAAGCTGTGCCTTTTGCTCATCATAGGATGCCTTTAATCTGTCATAATCATCCGGCTCTCCGAAATGCACCTTGCAATATGTAATGATTGCCAATTCGACAATCTCATCAAGTGTCGCAGGAACAGTAACTCCTGCAATACCCAAATCCAACTTTGCAGCGGCAACGAGTCCTGTCAATTCAGAATCAAATGCATCTGTCGATATTCTTAAAGCCAATTTAACCTTCTCAAGCATTGTTATTTACCTCTTTGAAACCAATCACACTATTCTCATATTGGTCCTGATACTCAGGATATACTGTTATATGCCCTATGTGACCGAGCCAAACTGAAGGCTCTGCCCATATCTCAAACCCCAAGTCTGTTGCTCTCTTACAAAAAGCCAGATCTTCTCCGAGTTCTCTCATAGGGAAGAATGCAGTGCCATTTTTCTCATAAACTGCCTTGATTATCTCAGTTTTGATAAGAACACAGGCAAATCCACATCCAGCTATTTTGAATGCTCCGGATGGATAGTCATGACCTTCCCACCTATCAATAGATGGATAAATCTTGTTAAAGATGCAACTTACATGAGGTGCCCTTCTTCCATGAGCGATACCTGTGACAAAAGGCTTGCCAGAGTACATGAGATCATCAAGCAAATCTTCTGTAAATATCATATCGGAATCGAGCCAGAGAACATGGCTGAAGTTTCCTTCAATTGCCCTCTTTGCCAATTTATCTCTTCCGACATAAACCAAAGTGCCACCCTGATAAGCGAGCTGATAATTAATCTCATCTTCATCCAATTTGCGGATAAGCTTAGTTAAGCACTCCACAAACTGATAATGCATATAATCGTATGTTGGAATAGCAATCAATAGTCTCATTTTTTCTTTGTTGTAGTTTTACTCTCCGTGATAGTCTTCTTCTCAACCTTTACTGCGGTCTCTGCTTTGACAGGAGATTTGACAGCAACCTCTATCGCAGATCCTACCGATACAAGAAAATGACACTCAGCAGGAGAGACATCAACAATCTCTCCCGCCTTGTGATTTATTCTTGCATCTCTTAACAGCTTTACCTTCATTATGCTGTTGTGCCAGAAGGCTTAGCAATGTTGCAGAATCTTCCGCACGCTGTCAGTGCATGAGCTGCATACTGTCTTCCAACGATCTTAACCATATCCTTTTCGGCCTCGGTAACATCATCATACTTGATAACAATGCCATCGCCTTCAGGATAGTTGACCTGGACACCGCTCATATCGCCTATGAATGCGTATACAGCGTTTGTATCTGCACTATCATAAGCAGGAAGTGCACTTGAGAATGCTACAGGGAAACCTCTGAAGGGATCAAATGAGAAGTTACCTGCTGCCTGTGCTGCAACAAAGTTAGCATATGTAAGCTTATTCATAACGATAACAGGATTGCTTGCCTCGTCAGAAAGGTTAGCAAAAGCTGTTGCAAATGTGGTTACTGAAGGAGCCTCAGTGATCTTAGCAACTGAACACTCATCAGCATCTGCTGAAGTGCTTGCTCCTGCAACATCAGCTACAACAAGAGCAGAAAGCTTCTTGAGTATCTGGTATGTAAGCTCATTGTAGATGTAACGAACAAGGCTCTCACCACCCATAGCGATTGCTTCATCAGATACATGAATCCACTTCTTGATGTTCTTAGGGATCATGGTAACGATACCAAGTGACAGGCTCTCTTCTGTAGGAGCTGTTGTTCCCTCATTGTGAACATAAGCACCATCTGCTGAAAGCTCAAATGCAACTTTGAGATTGCCCTTGATATAGGTCTTCTTAACTCTTGAGAGGATGTCCTCATTCTCCCATGCTGTTCTGATGATGTCATCAACGATAGCCGGAACAGGAACTGTTCCAGAAGCATCTACTGTAAGCAGTGCTCTACACTCTCTGTCATCTTCTGATACAAGGTATCTTGCGAAGGCATCAACATATTCCTGAGATGCCCTGATCTCTTCATTAGTCTTCTTCATCTCTTTTCTTTCCTCCTTAAATTCTGCCACAACAGATCCGGCACCCTCTGTAACGGCTGCTCTTATCTCAGCCTTCTGTGCCTCTGCTGCCTTGCGATTTTCGAGTTCTGCATTGATAGACTTTGTCTCGGTCTCAAGGGAATCAAGATCTGCACCCTCGGTCTCAAGCTCATTAGCTATCTCGATCTTACGAGCTTCAAGCTCTTCAATTGTCATTTCATTAATCTTCATGACTTATACCTCCAATAATATTCTTATCTTCTGTTTCTGAAGTTCCATCTTCCTCTGCTCAGCCTTAACGCTCTCCAGCGATGCCTTTGCATTGTCCAATGCATCAGACAAGCCTCTTGCTTGGATTGATGTTGCTTCATATGCAGGGAATGTAACAGCGGATACCTCAAATACCTTGCTGATTGACAAGATATGTCTCTGAGGATGCTCACTGTCAATGTCTTCCCATCTATCACCATCTACAGTGAACATGAAAGACATTCCGGAAATGTCTCCACGCTCAACAGCAGAATAAAGTGCCTTTGCTTCTGCATTGTTTTCTGTGTCCAGATTGACTCTGATCTTCATGCCAACCTCATCATCCACAGACATCTGCATTGTGCTGTTCTCATTGTTATTGCGACTCCTTGCAAGCGGAATCATATCGGTATTGTGATTGATAAGGAATCTAACATCACGCAGGTCCGTATCTGCAAGTGCTCCTCTGTCAATCATCTCATCGTACCATCCGAGATCTGTCCAAGAGTCATACACGATAGGAGTTCCTTCAAGGAATGTTCCATGCTCTTCATCGTTATTGGCTCTGACTTCAAAATTAAAAGCTCTGATTTCAACATTCTTATCAGCCATTCTCATCTTCCTCCTCACCTAGTTTTGTATTGGCATCGTAGTATTCACCACGAATAATCCTTACATCACCACCATCAACAGGTGGCAAGTTCCATATCTCTCTGATGTCATTTATGCTCATAACACCACGATCAAGCAATTGGCTTGATACATTCAACTTATCATTGTTGGTCATGTACTGAAGCCTGTTGGCTGTGAGCATAACCATATTGCCACTGCTTTGTTCTCTGAAAGTGAATAACATTCTGGTCATTACCTCGGAGAACTGTATTGCAAATGGCTCTATCGCACCTTCATAGAATGCCGACCATGCATCACCATAGGCTTTGTTGGTCAGTACATCCTCATTTACCATGAAATATTGATATATATTTGCCTCAATCAGTTTCATCTCATCAGCCTTAACTACATAAGGATCTGTCTTGACCTGATTGATGTTTGTGTATGTATTAGGGAAGAGTAATAATCCACCACCCTCGGCTTCTCGGCTGAAGTTTTCTTCCGTAAATCTCTTGCGTTCTTTTGCAAGGTCATCTGCCTTGGAGAAGTTATTGACCTGAGCATAGAATCTGTAAGTCGCAGCAGACTTAACACCTTCCTCAATGCCCTGATTCTGAATATGGATCAGATCCATTGTCGGATATAATGCTCTGTTGGTCTCTCCGAAGAAATCACTCTTGTATTGGAACTTGGTCAGGACTCCGCAATTCTCCATTTCGATTGCAGCTCTCTCACCCCATCCGAACTCATACCGGAGATAAGGCTTGTTCTCATACTGAACAATGGATGTCTGCTGAGGGATTGGACAGAAGATTCCGCTCACTTCTCCATATTGGTCAAATATCGGTACCAGAAAAGCGGTATTGTGTATATCAAGGATAGTTGATACTCGATATAAGAACTGTGACCATGTTTGATACTGATTCGGACCTTTTTGGAGCTTCTTTTGCAGTGCAGGTTTTGCCGAGCCTAATATGTCGAATTTTAACTTGCTTATGTGGACCGCTCTCGCATTGATTGCTGCCCTTACAAGCTCCGATTCATATATTTCTCCACCCCATGATGTAAACTTAGGCTCATAACCATTAAGCATCTTGAATGCTTTGATTTTTTCCTGTTTCACCTTTGGTCTATTGCCGAATAAAATGTCAAATAAACCCATACTCAAACCTCATTCAATAATCTGTCTCCAATCTCATTCCACCACTTCTGACGGACACAAAATGCATCAGCCAAAGCAGCACATCCATCAATATGCCCATTAGGATTGATCTTAATTAGCTTGCCTCTGCCACGCTCAACGCTCATTTTGATTGCAGCATTCAGCAAATGTATCTTTAATAGGTCATTGTCTCCGATATGGACCTTGTTATCCTTGAATAATCCTTCCATCTCCTGAAGGACTCCCCAAAGATTGTCACCCTGATACACATCATCTGTTCGGAATCCGTATGTCTCAAGGTCTTGTATCAGATATTGAGCGGAGTATCTGTCATATCCGACCATAAGTGGCAGGATCTCATATTGCTCCACCAATTCCAATAACCATCTATAACAATCGTGATAATCCACGAAGTTATCACCACTAGGCTCAAGCAACCCTCTCTGGATGTATATGTTGTATGGCACACCATCTCTCAAGGTCGCTTCCTCAATCTTCTCGGAAGGCAGCCAGAACTTGGCAAACACATACAACTCTCCATCCTTTTGGATTACCACTGTTGCCGCTGTAAGGTCTGTTGTCTGTGACAGGTCAATTCCGGCAACACAATAACTGCTCCTAAAGTCTTCCAGATCTAACGGATCTCCGCTCATCTTCTCGACTACCTGTGCAGGAAGCCAAGCAAGACTTGATGATTGCTTCAGATTGCAGTATTTTGTGATAAACTCACTTTTTTTACTTAAAGAGCCTTCTGCAATCGCTATTTCCTCAAGCATGAAGTCAACTGACACACTCACACCGAGATTGGGATTGCTTTTCCTCAACTCATTGATGTCATTCCATTTTTCAATGTCATCAATGGTATATAAAAACGGCAACAGCTTCTTTTCTTTGCTGTCACCGAGTAGGAATCTTGTTGATCTCTTGAAAATCTCATCATAAATGGAATCATTGACGTATCCGGCTGTGGAGCATGACAACAGGATGCCTTCTTCTCTGGCTCCCATACCAGATTTCATAACCTCATACTGTTTTAGTCCTGCATCTCCTTGCCATGATGCAATCTCATCACAGATACAAAGGCTTGGATTGAATCCATCTGACTTCTTAGCACTAAAAGCGATCTTCCTTACTGTCGAATTAGTACCAAGGATATACAAATCAGATTGTCTATGTCTTGGAAGCATTGAATCATCCAAGATTTTCTGATTATGTGTATCTCTGACCGAAAACTCCTCTTTTAACTCCTGATACTCCGGATCAAGGAGAGTCATCTGCCAAATATTGTTGTATATGATGTCGGCTTGGTCTAATTTCGGAGCAATATTGTATATCTTTGCTCCAAATCCACCATCTACCCACCATTCATACTTTGCAATGGCTGCTGCGAGTAATGACTTACCATTTTTCCTCGCAACTATCAAAACTGCCTCTCTGAACTGCCTTTTGCCATCAGAATCGACAATTCCGAACAAAGCAGCTACAAAAGCCTTCTGCCAAAGCTCCAACTTTAACGGATTAGGTGCCATCCTGCCTTCTGTGTGGAATGCATGAGTCTCAATCCACTCAATCGCAGAATTTGCCTTCTTCTGGTCATAAAAGAATTGTTTTGACTCCAATCCCTCGACCAGATATGTCATGATAAGCTCTATATAGCGACCTACAGTAACAGAGCCATCCTTTATCTTCTGATAGTACCCATATATCCAATTATCTTTGCTCTTTTTAGCCATATCTCCTCGTGAATCAGATTAAAAGAGAGTGATTTGTTAAAGAATCGAG